AGCAGACTTCTAATCTGTTAGTCGTTGGTTCGAATCCAATCAGGGGTGCTGATGGTCTGTAGCACAATTGGCAGTTGCACTCGGCTGTTAACCGAGATGTTGTAGGTTCGAGTCCTACCAGACCAGCGATGTGGATATAGTTTAATGGTAAAACTCTACCTTGCCAAGGTAGTAATACGAGTTCGATTCTCGTTATCCGCTCCAAGGCACTATCGTCTATCGGTTAGGACATCGCCCTTTCACGGCGAAAAGACGGGTTCGATTCCCGTTAGTGCTACTCTAAAAAGTCTTTATTTGCATCATCTATATTTGCTGTAAATAAAAACAATAGTGTATATCTATTATTATTTTTAATAGTATTTACCTGATGCAAATATTCTTCATCATTTCCTGGAAAAAATACTGCTGAATATTTTTTAGGTTTATAAATTAAATTTTTATTTGGAAACTCAATTTCTCCACCATCATAGTTATCATTTAAATATATTACAGCGCTCCACTCTATAGATTTTCCTGGTCCCTGTGCGTCAATATGTGGGTGTTGTGACCAACCATCTTGCCATTTAAATCCCATTGTTTTAAATATATATAAATTTTTGTTTATTAGATAAAGATTTTTAATAGTATCTTTTGTAGATTTTGCATATTTTTTTAACAAATTAAATGCAATATGATCATTTTTAAAATCTTTAGCGCCAAAATTATCACTGTGTTCAGACGATAGATTATTTAGATCCATCGAGTCAATAAAATGTTTTGCATCATTTTCTAATATATAATCATCAACTATTTTTATTTTTTCGTTTATCATTTTTTAATAACCTCTTATAATCACGATAAATTCCAAATTCATCTAGCCATGCAATTATTACTTTTCGATCAACATTAAACTCTTTTGCAATATCAACTGGCTCAACCTCATCAATAACATATCTTTGATGCAGCCATTCTTTACTTTTATAGTCTTTTTTCAAGCAGCCCTCAGAGTTTTTAGTTTATGTCCAACCATTGTTTCTGTTGGCTTTCCATCTCTATAAAGTCTTATTACAGCAGCAGGATCCTCTTGAGTACCGTTAATTGTAAAATCACTATTAGGAACATTATAAGAACCATTACGAATTATTCTTGTGATCTTTCCAGTTGCCCTGCCTCCAGATGAATTCCATGAAACCATTGAGCCAACACCAATAGCCTTAAAAATTTCTTCTACTTTTTCTACATTTGAATAGTCTGTTCCAAAATCAGCGAATAGGGCCTTATCCCTTTCTCTTTCTACAATTCTTCGAGACCAAGAAAATCCCGCATCTCCGCCCCAAGCATCCCACATAATCCTACCGTTGGATGGATTGGATGTGTTATAAAAATCTTTACCTTTTTTATCTACCTCATGACGTGAAAAGAAAGAGTACATGCGCTTTACAGTATCCAAAGAAAAGCCTCTTCCAGCCACTATATCGGTTGCTCTACCCCATCCTACTGGAGTTCCTGCACCAGTTGCTTTACCTTCTTCTTTCCATCGTAAAGCCCTTCTAGCAGCAGCCTTCATACCAGATGTTGGTGAGTATGTATCAGCCATTTTTCTTTCCTAATTGCTTTGTATGCTTTACGGTATATGGCTCTATTTTAGACTTAACCTTGCCATCTTTTGTCATACGAACAATCCATCCATCCTTTATTTGCATATCATTAAATGAATATTTTGATCTTTTCATTTCAGAAAAAATGTTGGGTCAAAAGCATCTGCAAGAATTGACTTTTGAACTCCAGCACCCCATTCACTAGGAAGCATGTTTGTTAGCCCAAGTGCTCTGGCACGTCTAATAATATGTGCTTTTGCTTTTGCATAATCTTTTGCACGACCAACAGACTGAATGGCATTGCGAAGATCTGTAGCATTTGCTATTGGGAATGAACCATCTGGCATTGCGTTTCCAGACTCTGCCATTCTTTCTCTAGCACCAGAAGAGTAATCTCTTTTTTCAATTTTACCTAAAGCATTAAACGGATCAATTGATTTTTGATACATCATTGAATTATCCATTGCCATCTCCATATCACTTAATTCTGGTTCAGTTGGTAGTGGATCAATTGGAATCATTAAAGACATCATACATGCAGAGTACTCTCTTGTTGCCTCCCAGAATCCGCTCTCATCTTGTTCATACAACTGAATTAATACTGCTGGATTTTCTGCACTTGCTTCTAAAGTATACTCTCCACCCTCAACACCAAGTCTTCCTTCATACATAACATGTACAACTTGGCCAATATGAAATTCATCTTCTTTTCCATGAGAAGTAAGTGCCCAATCTCCTTCTTTAAGGCTTGGCATTGCCTTTCCTATATTTCCTTCACTTCTATTTATTGCATAAATTTGTCCTGCTGCTTCTGCCCTAGTAGTATGACATCCCATAACAGTTCCATCATCTTTTACTGCTGGATAACCTGAGCATCCGTATGATCCTTTTGCACCGACTTTGTATGGCATACCTTCTATTATACCAGGTTTTCTGATATACTTTATACGTGATAGATGCAAAAATAGAATTTAATTTTTTAAATAATAAAGAAATAGACCTTTTAACAGAATATGTCGACAAAGAACTATTAACAAGAAAAGCAGTAGTTTTAGATAAAAATACAATGGTAAATACAGAAATTATAGTATTGCAAAAAAATATTGGTAGATCAGTTATGCATTTTAATATACATAAAATGCCAGAGGAAATCTACTCAAAGGCATTCTGGCATGCACAGTCAATAAATCCTTCTGCTGTTCCAAATACATTTATGTTTGCTAGATACTCTTTAGAGTATGGAATTCCTAGATTAATACCTCATAAGGACAATTCTAATACTGATTTTACTATTGACTATCAATTGCGATCTAATATAGAGTGGCCAATTGTAATAGAAAATAAAGAGTATATGTTAAAAGATAATGATGCATTAATATTTAAATCTTCTGATTATTCTCATTGGAGAACACCAATGATATTTAAAGAAGATGATTTTATAGATATGGTATTTTTTCATTTTGTAGATTATGAAAGAAAAAATGATGCAAAAACACCAGCATCTGTAAAAGGTGATTATATATTTGATTATTATAAACAAACAAGCGAACTATACCAAAATGATGTATAATTATTAAACATTCGAAAGGTAATAATGGCACATATAGTCTTCCTTGGTAACTTTGAAGTTCCTTATAGCAGTGAAAATCATCATGCTAATTCACTAGAGTCTCTTGGACATACCGTTTGCAGATTGCAAGAAAGATTTATTAAAGACTCTGTAATTTTAGAAAATGCATTAAATTCAGATTTATTTATTTGGGTTCATACACATGGCTGGAACACTCCAGGAAGAATTGGTATGGGTATGGTGCTAGAACAACTTAGAGCATCTAAGATACCAACAATGACGTATCATCTTGATCTTTGGCTAGGTCTTGAACGAGAAAAAGATCTTAGAGAAGATAACTTTTATCAAACCATTGGACACTTCTTTGCTACAGATAAACTTATGGCAGACTGGTTCAATGAAAACACAAATGTAAAAGGACACTTCTTGCCTGCTGGAGTTTATGATAAAGAATGTTATATTCACCCAGATTATGATTATAACAATTTTGACTATGATGTAATTTTTGTTGGCAGTAAAAGGTATCATCCAGAATATCCATACCGATCAGAATTAATAGATTATTTAAGATCAAAATATGGTAAAAGATTTTTACATGTTGGTGGAGATGGCGATACTGGAACTGTTCGTGGAGATGATCTTAATCGTATATACGCAAAGAGCAAGATAGCAGTTGGAGATAGTCTAAACATTAATTTTAGTTATCCATACTATACTAGCGATAGACTTTTTGAAAGTACTGGTCGTGGTGGATTTACAATCTATCCAGATATCAAGGGACTTGATGTATACTTTTATGATAAAAAAGAAATTGTGTTCTATAAGCATGGAGATCTCAGAGACCTAACAGATAAAATAGATTATTACTTAGAACATCACGAAGAAAGAGAAACAATCAGAATGTTTGGTCATAATAGAACTAAAAAAGAACATACATATGTTCACAGATGGGCTACTATATTAAAGGAGTTAGGCATATGATTTTTATTGAAAGACAAGATATTAAATGGAAAACTGTACCATACTTGCGTCAAGGTGAAACAAGAAACTATGACTACAGTCTTCAACTAAACGAACCTTTAGCAAATTGGGATGTATGGGATTACTGGGAAAAAGAAAGAATTTATAGTATGAGAAGCCATTTGAAAAAAGGTGACATCCTTTTTGATATTGGCACAGAGGCTGGATGGTGTAATTTAGTTTATGCAGATATTGTTGGCCCAAAGAACATGGTACTTATTGAACCTACCCCAGAATTTTGGGCAAATATTCATGCGCTATGGTATAAAAACTATTCTGTTGATCCTTTAGCGTGTTATGCAGGCTTAATTAGTAATGAAACTACAGATGTTCGTAAAGGCAATAATCTAAATGCTTGGGGAGAAAAACATCTTGGTCCAATCATAGATAGAAATAAGTATATTTATATTCATGAAAATACAGAAAATATTCCAATGATCAAACTTGATGATTATGTTTCAGAAGTTGGGATTGTTCCAGATGCTTTAAACATTGATGTTGAAGGCGCAGAGTTGCTTGTTTTCAAGGGTGCAGAAAAAACATTACGAGACAATAACTTAAAAATATTTGTATCTATTCATGATGATTTAGGTATGCGTGATTATAATACAACACCTGAAGATACAATATCTTATTTAGAATCTTTTGGTTATGTTGGAGAATTTCTAGCAAAAAATCATGAAGCACACTGGTATTTTTACAAAGAATAAATATGAACTTTTATATGAACCAATCTAAAGCATTTTGGGATAACGCTGCCAAAGATCCAGATGTAAGGTATAAATATATTGCAGACGAGTGGGCAACTACCGAAACATTTTTGGATCTTATAAAAAACAACAACAATGACTGGAACAATGTTCTAGAAATTGGGTGTGGAATAGGCAGACTGTTAGTTCCTTTTGCAGATATATACAAAGAATGCAATTTTTATGGAATAGACATATCTGATGAAATGATAAAACTTGCACCTAAGAGAGATAATATAAAGTATCAAGAACTTACAAACAACCTTGATCTTGTATACTCAATGCTAGTCTTTCAACATATTGAGCACCAAGAAAAAATTAACTATATAAAACTTGCTTATGAAAAATTAAAAGTTGGTGGCAATCTATTCTTTCAGTTTGTTGTTGGAGAAGAAAACTCTCCATACTCTTATCAAACATCAAGGTTTGAAATTGAGAAAATATTAAATAATATAGGATTTCATAGTTTGGTTTTTACCAACCATATGCATCACGAATGGATGTTTGTTAAGGCTACAAAATGATTAAAACATACTTATATTCTTTTAACGAACAAGACTGCGCTGCTGATAAGTGGGACTATGGATTGTTAAAAGAAACATTTGATAAACTAAAAATTGAACAGATTAAAGTTCAATCAATTCCAGAATCTGAAAGAGCATTTGTTGTAATTCCTGGTCCTCAAAATGTTGGACATGAAGAAGATGTTAACAACGAAATAAACAAATTAGGGAGAGTAGTTTTGTTTATTACTGGAGATGAATGCAATCTTTTTGATGTTAACAAAATAAAACATGATAATATTTCTATCTGGATTCAATATCCTACACTAAAACATGAAAGATATAATAAACTTCCAATAGGCGTTCCAAAACATCTTAAAGATAATTTACCAGAGTATACTGAAAAAACAAAAGATGTTTGTTTTGCTGGACAGGTAACACATCAAAGAAGGCAGCAACTTGCTTCTGTGATGCCAACCATCCAGAACTCCATATATAAACCAACAGATGGCTTTGCAAAGGGTTCTAGTCCATCTGAATACTACAATGATCTATTTAGTGCAAGGATTGCTCCAGCCCCTGCTGGAGTTGTCAGCATAGATTCTTTTAGATTTTTTGAGGCAATAGAGATGATGTGTGTTCCAATTGCGGATACAGTTAATTCTAAAGGTGATAGAGACAAGTTTTATGATCTTGTGTTTAATAATAACTTTCCAGTTCCAAAAATAGATAGTTGGAAAAAATTACAAGATATAGTAGATCAAATAAAAGATAACTATCCAAATAATATGCACCAGATAGTTTGCTGGTGGCTTAAGTTTAAAAGAGATTTTGCAATTAAGATAATGAGAGATATTTATGCACAGTAGAGATGTTACTATTGTAGTTGTTACTTCAGTTTTACCAGACCACCCAGATACAAGCATTCTTGATGAAACAATTAGGTCTGTTAGGCATCATTTTAAAGACAATGAAATAATTTTACAAATAGATGGTTTAAGAGAAGAGAGATTAAATCGAAAAAATGATTATGATGAGTTTAAAAACAGAGTTCTTTGGAAGTGTCTGCATGAATGGAACAATGTATTGCCAGTAATTTTTGATCAGCACAGCCATCAAAGCACAATGATGAAAAAAACAATTGACTTAATAAATACATCATTGCTTCTTTATGTTGAGGGAGATGCACCACTTTGTACTGACTCTGAGATTGATTGGCAAAAATGTCTTGACATGATTGAATATGAAAAAGCAAAAACAATTAGATTTCACTTTGAAGCACAGATACCAAATCCACATAAACATTTAATGTTTGGTATTGAAGATGGTTTTATGAAAACAAGTCAGTGGAGTCAAAGGCCACACCTATCATTAGTTAAATATTATAGAGAAGAAGTTTTACCAATTTTATCAGATAATGTTTTTATTGAAGACACACTACATGGAAGAATACAAGATGATATTACACCATATGATGCATTTAACTTGGATGGTTGGAACAAGCATAAATTATGGATATATCATCCAGAAGGAAATATTAAAAGATCTCTTCATTTGGATGGAAGAAAAGGTACAAGAAAGTTTACTGATGACGACAAGATATGGGGATATACCGAATGAGAATAGGAATAATAGCACGATCTGATAATACTGGATTAGGTTATCAAACTAAAGAATTAACAGATATGCTTAAACCAGACAAGGTTATGCTTATTGATTTTTCCCCACACAACAATAACGTACAGCATCCAGAATGGTATGATGGGTATAATGTAACAAACGTACTTGGCTATCCAACTGGGAAAGAAATAGAAAAGTTTTTAAATAACCTAGATGTAGTTTTAAGTTGTGAAACATTTTATAACAATGAAGAGTTTATTGAAATAGCCAAAGTAAAAAATGTAAAAACATTTTTACAATATAACTATGAATTGTTTGGCAATCTTGTAAAAAAGAAAATGCCGTTGCCAGATGTTCTTATATCTCCAAGTTCTTGGGAACTACAGTCTGTTATAGATAAATTTGGTAGAAAAGCAAAGGTTGTTCACATACCGCCACCAACTACTCCAGGTATATTTAGTAATGCATTAAAAGAAAATATATCTAAAACACATAATAGAATTCTTCATATTGGTGGTAAACGTGCTGCCATGGATCGTAATGGAACAGATACAGTAGTAGAAATGCTAAGGTATTCAAAAGCAAACTATGAACTTGTTATAAGAACACAAACTAGATTAGAGATAAGTAGTAATGATAGTAGGCTAACTATAGATTATAATGATCAAAAAAATAGAGAAGATATGTACTCTGGATTTGATTTCATGGTTTTGCCAAGAAGATATGCAGGCCTTTGCTTACCAATGAACGAGGCTTTGTTAAGCGGTCTACCAGTTTTTATGACAAACATATCTCCAAACAATAAAGTTCTACCATCTGATTGGCTAGTAGATGCTTCTGTAGTTGATCAATTTAAAGCAAAGACCTTAATAGATGTGTATGGGGCTAATCCAAGACAACTGGCTGAAATGATAGATGAATATGTTATGTTAAAAGATAAAGCAGAACAAAAAAGAATAGCGCTAGAAATTGGAACAAATAATTTTGCTCCAGAAAAATTAAAGAATAAGTATTACGAACTCTTTAACTCTTCTCATATTTAGTTTTTAAATTTAGCGTATCAAAAAACCCATCATTTTTTAATTTTATAAATGATCCATACTCAGTTGATAAAAAGTTGTATTTATTGGATGTATAGTCATAGGACAAAGACTGCATATTTACTGAGTCATAAACTTTTACATCTTCCATTTCATCTCCTTTAATACCATATACATTTCCATACATAGACCTATATAAAAGGTTATGGTTTATGCCAACAATTTTTTTAAAATTATTTTTATTAATTAGCATTGGAACGTGTATCTCATAATTTAACGGTGTATCAATCTGCATAGATAAAAGTTTTTGTTGTGTTGTTTTCATTCTATTTATATAAGAATTTCTACCAAGAATATTTTCATATCTTTCTATTTTATTTAATAATGTTCTATCAAAATAATTTGTTATATTTTCAGTTTGTTTTGTAATAAAAAAGTCGTCATTCATAAATATAAAATCTTCTGGTATTTCAGAACTATCGCATATATGTTTAAAATTATTATGTGCATTTTTATACTTAGATAAGTTTTGTTTTACTTCAATATAGTTTCCAATATACCAAGAAGGTTTTCCACCAACTACCCAAATATTTTCTACATCACAATTTTTAACTATAGATCTAATAGAGTATCGTAACTCTTCGTTATCGCCATCTTTACATATATAAACAAAATTCATAGCACTCCAAATAAAAATAACGGGGCAGATAGTTAGTCTGCCCTGCTATTAATTTTTACTTTACAACTTTCTTTGCAGGCTTCTTTGCAGCCTTCTTTTTAGCAGGTTTGATATTCTTCATTGCATCATCTACATCCTTTGCAATTGCATCAAACTTTCCAAATGCTGGATCTTTTGGATTTGCTGCACGAAGAACAACTGGTACAAGAGCAGCCACAAGAGCAGCCCACATGTCTTTAGGATCTGTAATTCCTGCAGTATATAGTGCAACAATACCAGCAAGAACTGAACGTCCATAAGAGGCTACCATAGCCTTTAATTGTGCGTTATTCATTTAATCACCACCCTATTTTTATTATACACTATTGCTTATCTTTGTTTTGTTCAACAAGAGGTCGCAATTGTTTAACGATATTCATCAAAATTGGACCAGTTCGATAATCTCCAAGGTCGCCACGATTTGTTTCTTTTCTACAGTATTCAATGACCTCGTTTATTTTTGCCATTGTATTTTCAATATAATCAAATGCCCAATCTCTTGAATCAGATAAAAACTTTATAAAATCTTCATTTGAATCATCTTTAAACTTAGACGAATTCTCTAACTCTTCTTTCATTGTAACCATCATAGATAGAGCAATTTGATTATCTAATAAACTTTGAGTTAATGCCATTTGAATTTTAACAGCC